ATCAGTAGCTATTGTTGTTGTTTTAGTTATTCTTCTAGTTAAACGTAGAAAACGTGAAGGATTTGCTTTAATGAGCTTATCAGAAGCAAGTTGGAATACCAAGGGTGAAGATGGAGCTAAGGGAGAACAAGGAGCACAGGGACCACAGGGACTTCAAGGACCACAAGGAGAAAAAGATTCTTCTAATCCACAAGAAAAGGAAGAGTTATACTCTGATTTCAGGAAAAAATTAATAGACGAGATGGTTGATAACAAATTAATTATTAAGGAAGGCAACGAAGGAGAAGAGAAATATTTTCCAGTAGGAACAATTAATTTGAGAAATGTAATGACAAATTTAAAAGAAACTATTACTATAGGCGACTCAAAAAAAAGTTTCTTTTTGAAGATTAAGTATAATAAGCTGGCTAGTAAGTCATATGTAAAAATAACTTACTTATTTCCTATGACTGGACTACATTTCCACAGAGGAGTATCATTTAAGATGTATGTTAATGATAATAATAATGCAAAACTTATAAGTGCATCATCAGCGACATCAGGAGCTTGGGATGATGGTAAAGACAGATATATCGCGGATGATGCGCAAGTTATCGGAATTGATACAACAGATGAAGTAGGCATAAGAGAATATGGTGTTGAAATATCATTTCCTGAAGGCCCAAAATGGCACTTTAATGATAATAAAGTAACAATAAACGGAATGTACACTTACAATTCAAGTAATTATAATAATGCTGATTTTGTGGCATCATGCACTATAGAAGAAGTTACAATAGCAGATAAAAGTAATATTGGAAAAGAATTGGACTTTATTTAAAATTATTAAAATTTTGGACGGTTTTTAATAAAAAAAATATATAATCATACTAACCTCTACTTTTTTTATATTTTTATATTATAATAATGAATTACAAGAGTTTATTACTTATATTATTAATTGTTGTTCTTGTAGTAGTTTTAACTTACAACAGAAGAGAATTATTTCAGGATGATACAACTAAAAGTGAAAATGTTTTTTGTGACGGAGAAAATGATGTAAAATATGTAATTTTCTATCCATCAAGCTCTGAAAAAGTAAGAGCAAATGCTAAAGCCATCGCATGTAATGTAAAAGAGTATGATAGCAATAGTAAAATGTTTCGTTTCAAAAGAACCGAAAATTCTAGCATAGCAGTTGAAATGGGGGACGCCTATGAATTAACTCTCGTGTGTAAAATTAAAGGTTCTGGACCAGTATTCACAGGAAATAGTTGGAAAGTATCATCATCAAGTGATAAAATTATACTCCAAATAGAAACTCAAACATTTATGATTCAAAGAGAATCAGATGAAACAAAAATAGAATTATCTTATGATTCAGCCAGCAATAATCTAGTTCTATTTCGTATAGATGATGATGATTCGAAAATTATAGAACTTAACGCACAAAGTTCATTACAGTTTTCTAGATTTGATATAGGGAAGAGTGGCAATACTTATTTTGATGGTTTTATAGGAGATATAGTAGTTTTAGAGGAAAAAATAGAAAGAGGACAATTAACAACCCCAGCCTCCACAACCCCAGCCTCCACAACCCCAGCCTCTACTGTAGGTGCTACTCCACCCGAAGACAACGGAGACGCAGCATTCGATAGGTTATTAAACTTTTTACTAAAAATTGACACAGAGTCTTTTAAAAACTATAATAGAGAAATAGAGCATTTTCAAAGTAGTATGCAGAGACCCACAAACTTTAATACTATTAAAATAAAAGAAACAGACGAAAATGAATTAAAATTTTTAGAGAATATGGTAGAACAAAGTTTTGGAGAATATGAAGCTTCTGCTGGCCAGTCTAACGCAGTAAAATTATCAAAAGTATTGATTTATCTAGGACAAAAATTTATAAAGAGTGCGATATCAAAGAAAATGGCAGAATATAGCAACCTAGCAAGTGTTATAGATGTTCCTAAATTAAATTGTAGAGATACGGAAGTTTTAAAAGCCTGTTTTTATTACAACGACTCCATACCTATCCCAGTATTTAAATTTACAAACAACCCAATTGATGGTATGGTTAGTATAAAATCTAAAATAGAAAGTTTCATTTCTCAGGCATTAACTTCATCATTAGTAAAGGATTATCTCAATTCTTCACCTGAGAAGATTGCTATTTTAAATGATATCAAAGCAAAAATAAATGAAACTCTTTCACTATTAAATAATAGATATAGTGATGCGTTTTTCATTTACTTTGAGTTAGATTTTACCGTATCAGTAAATGACTATAATTTTTATCTTAGAAAAGTAAAAAATAGTGCGCCTGATGTTTATATGGGAGAAGATACACCACAAACAACCACACCTGCTTCAGGACCTACATCACCTACATCACCTACATCACCTACATCACCTACATCACCTACAACAACAGCAAGACCCAGACCAGCACCAACAACAACAGTAGGCGAATTGTATCCACCAGAAACTATTCCTAGAGTATTGAAATGCAACTTTAACGCATATGGTGAGACTGAATTAGGATGTGTTAAGACATGTTTATCAAATCAAAATATAAATAATTGTGATCCAGAAGCTTGTATTAATATTTGTGAAAAATGTGATGACAAATCATATTGTAGATGGCTTCAAGACAAAACACAATATCAAGAGAGTCAGGCTTGCCAATTTGATGCTAATGTAGATAATACCACAAGCACCGAGTTTGAATGTATTAATTTATGTAATCAAACAGGAAATGAGAATTGTTCCCAGAATGTTTGTAAGAACTTATGCCAGAGATGCTCTAATGAAGAAAATTGTCCTTGGGTAAGAGAAGAAAGAGAATTTTCTGCAGATATTCAAAACATAGATTATCCATCAGCACCTATCGTCACAGGAATACCAGGAGATAAAAAGATTACTCTTAAATGGACAGTTAATAGCACAGGAGGTTCACCTATAGAGAAATTCATATTTATGATATTTAAAACTAAGAATCATAATGAAGGAATGCGTGTAGAAGTAGCACATAACAACATAGAAAACGTTTCAGGCGAACACTATAGTCATACCATAGAAACACTAGAAAATAACGTTAATTATACTGTATCAATAGCTGCTGTTAACAAGCGTGGATTAAGTTCTATGAGTAAACCATTAGTATTAAAACCATTCATTTATGATGAGGAAGTAATTATAAATAACACACTTGATACTTCTAATATAATACAAATGGAGAGAGATAAATTGGTAGAGGAAATTATGAAAAAGATAGAAAATAAAAATTACAACAATTTAAGTAATGAAATTTCCGAAGTTTCTAGAATTGAGGAATCATTAAAAGAGTCTCGTAGTAAGAAAACTGATTTATTTTCTCAATTAAAAAAGATAGGTAGGGTTGTATTATCCGCCTAATTTTATTAATTTGTCGTGTCTTATTTTTTCTATATTATTTTTATCTATTACTTATATAAGATGATTACCAAGGTGTTATTACTAACATTAATAGCAATTGTATTTTACTTTATTTTACAGAGTATAAAGGACGGGTTTCAAAACTCAGCTTGTAATTTCAAATATACAGGAACAAATTTTGATGAATGTTTAGTTAGTTGTAATTCATACGATAAATCACTTTGTGGATTAGATAAATGCCGTCAAATATGTGGTGTAGCAAGCGAGTGCAACGACCAAACCAGTAATAGTTGTAGTTTAGACAAGTGTGCTTGGAGCCGCGCCAAAAATATATGTGAAGTTCCTAGCAATAAATACTATCGTAAAGATATAGATAATATTATTTATCGTGATAACATTCTTTTTTCAAACATAGATGAAGAAGAAGGAAATTTTAAAATAGTAAGGAGACCTACCAAAAACAAAGATGCTATACAAATGTATAGATTCAAGGGAGCAAGTTATTCAAATGAAAGTGGATTTAATAATTCATTCATTTATGTATCAGACTTTTATGGAGAAAATGTAATGGCTACATTCTTCTTTGAGTTCAAGGACAATTTAGAAATAACCCACCCTTTACCTTTAATTACTTCACAAACATGGGCTATATCACTAGTTAAAAAGGGTTTAAACAACTTTGTCCTCCGTGTAATATCAGAGAAATTTGGTAATAAGCCATTCCCTGATATGGATTATCCTATGTCTGTAGAACCTGGATTTCTTTATTCATTTGGTATAGTAGTAAAGAATAGTAAAGCGACAATTTTAGTAATGAATACAGGAGATACAAAAACAAAAATTACAGACCCAGGATTAGAAATACCAAACTTTATTTATGGAAAAACACCATTCCTTTTAGTAGGAACTAACTTAGAAAGAAATCAATTCTTTGATGGTTTTATTGGAGAATTCACTATTACTAGAGACGCAACGGATATTATAGATTTGAAGGCAAATAGTTATATGTTTCCTGAAAAGCAGATAGAGGATATTAAATTAGATACAAGAAGTGGAGATACAAGTCTTTTAACAATTCAAGATGTAAGTGTTCCAAGTAAAATAGACTTCTTAGGAAAGATTAAGAATAAGAAGGTAGTATTATACTGGGCTCGACCAGAAGAAGGAGCAACATTCCTTAAATACTATATAATTGTTGTGAAGAATTTAGATACAAACAAAAAGTTTTACTTATTTGTAGAAAATAGTAAGTGTTTAAATTGTGAATATACTGTTCCTAATTTAGATTTTGATACAAATTATCATATTGGAGTCACCGGATTTAATTCAAATGGATTAGGTAAGGAATTAGATTATTTACCAGTTAAAATTCAAAGCACAACTGCTCCTATTGAAAAGCCAACTCCTAAAAACGAAATGCCTGATATGATTTCATGTAATCCAGATGGAACATATTCAATAGGAAAGGATTGTGATGCTATGCGTGTAGAAAGAATAAGAAGTAATTTAAGCGACACAGAACAAAAAGATATTACTACTCAATTAAATGAAAAGATAAAGATAGATGCTATTATGAATTTCAAGATTTAAAATCTAGATTATTAATATAATGGATACTATAAGTAATACTTTATTATTAATATTAATTTTAATGATAGGAATATTAGGAGCTATCAAATCTGCTAATTTTATTAGAAGAATAACTGAAGAAGCTTTTGCATCTCCATCAAACGGTAGTTGTTTAGCATATGCGGAACAACAAACACCTTTTATTCCTTGTAAGGACTCACCATATGAACCAGATTCATCAACGGGACCTGATGAACCCTCTCCAGCAACTAATCAAACAGAAGATTCATCAAACACTCTTACAGAAATGCAACTTTCACCTTTTCATCAAACTAAAGATTTAGAATTAATTTTAAATAAGATTAGGATGTAAAGAATTTCTTAATTTATATTAAATGAATTTTTATTTTTTATGTTTAGTCGCTTTAATAACACTAATTTCAGTTAAAGACGTTTTAAATCTATCAAATACTGTAGTATTAGTAATAGGTTCACTTGTATTAATAGGAATGGTTCTATATAAGACAAATATAGAGATGTTTTCTTTATCTTTTAGAGCAAGAAAAGCTATACACGATAGTTTAAAAACAGCAGAGATACAAAGAAAAGAATCAGAAAAAACTAGAGAAAAAATAATTAAGTTAGAGAACAACTTCAAAGTTTTAAAAGCTTTAAAAAAGAAATAAAATGTTTAATTAATATATATAATGATGTGTAGTACAAAAACATTAATTTTAGTAGTATTAGTTGTTCTAATAATATCTGTAGTTGTTTCGCTTGTGAAAATGAATTTTCAGGAAAAGTTTCAGGGAAATCCCTACTCTATGGAAAAAGTCCATAAATTACTTGATGGAGTATTAAATTTAGATGCGAAGGATACAAATGTTAGGAATATGAATACAGACAATTCTCAAAAATTAGACTTAATTGAGAGTCATATGCATATGTTAAAAAAAACAGCATTAGGTTCAAAAATGCGTGCTGCTGATGAAGCAAAAAAAGAATACTTAATTTTAAAATGTTCTCCTAACTCAAGTGTAGCAACTTTTGAAAATGCTCCAGACGTTCAAAGTCAGGCAGATACCAACAGACAAATTCTTCAGGAGATTTATAAAGAATTAGATAGTCTCTCTTAATAAAAATGTCATTATTATATATAAATGAATTCCAAAATTAAGAAGGTAGGACTAGTTGTTTCTATAGTTATCGTAGTCATCATATTAGTTGATTTACTTTTGAATTTATCAGGTATTTTAAATGAAAGATTCAATAACCAAGAATCTGGTAATGGTAATGAAACAGTTAATGAAACCTTAGAAAGTCGTTTTAATGCCGCTGTTTCTTCAAATACTAATGGAAATAACACAGAAAATAATGAAAATGTAATTGTTAGAAGTATAGAGAGTGTTTTCTCAGGAGCTAGATATAATGTAGTCGCTCTTCCATTTAATACTAGGGTTTTACCTATTAAAAATATTAATATAAGAACAAGTAATTTCAATTCACTAAGTGTTTCAAACGATTTAATTACTAGAGTTCCATCTAACTATACAGATAATTCCCAGAATTTTAAATTAGTAAAAATGGAAAACATGAGAGATGTAATCCAATTTATTGGAGAGGGAACTTATGTTTCAGCCGATGAAAACGAATTCCCATATTACTTTATTAAGGCTCCTGGACCATCAAACAAGGTTCTTAGTGTAGGAGACACCGACCTCTCAGTTTTAAGACCAAATAATCGCACTAATCAAAGATTTTTTGTTGATAGCGAATCCCACAATTCTATTGATAATGATAATGAAGAAAGAATAAATATTAGAATTAAATTAGACCAAGAGTCTATTGACACAATTATCGATAAATTAGGTTTTGGTGTATCAGATATAAATAATACAGCTGCCGGATTTGACGGAAATGAAAATGATTTAAATTTAGACTGTAATAGAGACAATTGGATTCCACGCGATGCCGTGCAATCTATGTGCGGATATTGCGACCCTGATTTAATTGATTAAAAAAAAAATAATATCTAATAATATACATAATGAATAAAGAAATGTATTTAAAAGTAGCTGTTGCCTTAGTCGTTTTAGTTCTTGTATCTTTATTAGGAATGAAATTAATGGGTCCAGGAAATAATAAAGAGAATTTTAAAGCATGTCCTTATAAAAACGTTCATCCTGATGTAATTGCTAAAGATTACATAGCAGAGAATGAAAAGAAGATGAATGATAAAAAAGACGATAAACTAGACGAAATCTTAAAAAAACTCGATAAACACCAGGAACACGATAAAAATTACGTTAAAAAGTCAGCAGTAGAAATGGCAGCTAAATCAGCAGCAGGACAATACTGTCCAGTCGCTCCTGATTTCGACATTACTCAGTATGTTAAAAAAACAGAAGTAAATGAGATGGTTAAGTGCCCTGAAGTTCCAGATATGCGCGATTTCGTTTTAAAATCTAGCATTCCACCCGCAAGCAAGTGCCCATCTTGTATCTGCCCTAAGGTAAAGGTATCTGCTGGATTCTGCAAAAAATGCCCTGAACCAAAAGATATTTGCCCTAAACCAGCACCTTGTGGTGTAGAACAGTGCAAGAATATTATTAAATGCCCTCCTTGCCCAGTTTTACCCAAACAACCACCACTCAAGTGCCCTGCGCCACAGCCTTGTCCTACTCCACCACCTTGTAAAGAAGGAGGTAGATGCCCACCTAACCAGTGTCCAAAATGTAAATACTACGGTATTAAAACAGTTGAAAGTAGCAAGACAATTGAAGAAATGATTGATGAGTTAATTAATGGAAATGACCCAGATAAATTGAAGAAGTTAAATGCTCTTCGTGAATTATTAGGAGTAAAGATTCAAGAAGAAAAGAAAGAAAAGAAATCAAAGAAACCTGTTCCATCAAATGTTGATACCGAAATTTATGAACCTACAAAGAAGGCTAGTGAACCTCAAGATAAATCATACCTCAAGCCTGTAGTAGATTATGACAACAAATGTGTTGACAACTCACTTTTCTACTCAGCTGGAGGTGTATTAGGCTCAGATTTCTAAATTAATTAATTAAAATTTTCGATTAAATATTATTGAAATTTTCCCCTTTATTTCTTTATTTTTTTTAAGTAAAAACTAGTTTTTTATTTATGTGTTTTACAATTACTATAAAAATGTAATATTAAATTAACATGAATCAATCGTTTGTAAATGTTGCTTGTATGGGTGAAAATGGTAAAAACAGCTTTATTGCTAAACTATTGGGCCTATATAATAGCAATAACTTGAGTATTAAATATTGCGAAGAAAGAGGTTGGGATGAAGTCATAGAAAATTACGAAGCCGTTCATAATTCTAGAAAAGAAACTATTGATAACAATTTGCCTATAATTTGGAATTTTAAGTTAGATAATAAAAAAGTAAATTTGTATTCAATTGAAAATGAAGTAAACGATACATTTAATAATGCGTTAGTTCACTGTAATGTAGGATTATTTTACATTAATTATGAAACTAACAATAAAAATAGCTTAGAACTAAAATTTAAAAATCAAATACTTCTTTCAAACATATTAGGTATTAAGACTGCTATAGTATATTTAGATTTCAAAGGCGAAGGAAATACTGAAGGATTAGACAGAGGTAAAATAATAAGTAAAATACGTGGTGTTTTTACTAAAAGAAATTACAAGAGTAATCGTGTATTTATAATAAATAGTTTTGATAAGAAAAAAATAAATGAAACTTTCAAGGAATACTTCAAACTAGAGAATAGAAAAAAGCAATCTCCTGACACTATAGGTGATATTTGCCTACCTGTTTCAAATGTATTTAGTTTGAATAATAGATATAGTGGAATTAATGCTACAATAATAAAGGGAAGTGTTAATGTAAATGATTTTATATTAAATTCTAGAAATAAGTGTATGTATAAGATAGAAGAACTTCAAGTAGCTCACAAACAGGTAGATAAGGCTAATACAGGTAGTGTTGTAGGATTGAAAATAAAGAATGGTGGTGATATAGGAATAGGTGATATACTAGTTCATAAATCATCAAATATTAATTATTATACACTCATTACAGCGCAGGTTCTTTTAATCGAGAAAGAATTTGATTTAAATTCCCAATTAACTATAAATACTATAGGTCATGATACCTCAATAAAAGTAATTAATATTCAAAAAACTATAAATAACCTAAACAAAACTATTCAAAGACGTCCTGATAAATTAAATAAGGGTGATACTGGAATTGTGGTATTTCAATCCCGCGAAAAACTTCCATTAAAATTGTATTCGAATGATTACACACTAGGGAGTTTCTTAATAAAAGACCAGGAAGAATGTATTATTGGAGTAGGAATTATAAAGGGATTAAAGTAATTAAACTCATTTAATTAAAAATATTTGGTTATTATATAATGAAATTTACTAACGTTGACATTCTTGTTTTAATTTTAACTCTTGCTATTTTGGCATTAGGAATTTACATTTTAGTTTCAAAGAGAAACTCTAAAGAAAATATGGAATCTGGCGTTTTTGAAAATCCAGAATACAAATTCCAGTGTGAAAGAGATACTGCGTGCACACCAGAAAACAACTGCTTTATAGGCTCACCTCTTAGAAGTCAAGTTTACACAAATATGTGTGAACCACTTAGTGAAAAGGGATTAAATCGTGATAAAAAACCATTAAAAGACTTTTGTTTAAGAAGTTTAGGTAATCCATTAAATACCCATAATTTAGTATGTAAAGTAAACAAACATGACCAAAGAAAGTGTGAATGGAAAAAGAATTAATTCATTTCCACATCATATCCTTCTAATGTATCAGTTGCTGTTACTCCAGATGTATTAAGACCTACTGTAGGTAGTGATGTTGGACTGGATACTGGGAAGAACGGTTTTCTGCACATAGGACAGGTAAAAAGGTTATTATCAACACTATTAAACAAACAGTCTCTACATATGCGGTGAAAACATTTTAATGTTATTTTTTCTACATTTTCAAATTTGCTAAGACAAATAGGACATTCGTTATTTATATCAGAACCTCTTTCGGTTTTATCTACTACGTAGTCAACCGAATTATTTAGTGAAGTTATTAAACTTCCTGAGGTGTTCACTTTTGTAATATTTATTCCTAGTGTTTTCTTTGTTTTAATTGGAGTATTTTGTTTTATTATTGAGGTAACAAGTATATATAACAAATGTGGGACATCGCCATAAGGTGAAATAGTATGATATAATTCTGTGTTTCTAATGTAGTTATTTATATTGGTTAATCTACATTTATAGAAAACTCCACAAGTATCAGCGGCAAAATTAAATATTATTTGAGAACCTGGATTTTTTTTATCAAAACAGATGATTGTTATTTTAGACAAATCTCTATCACTACCTAAAACTGAAGAAAAATAAGTTAAAATAGGGTGTGAAGCTGAAGAAGCTGATGAAGATATAGTTCTTTGAGTCCCCGAAGAAAGCGAGGTTCTACTATTTGAAAGAGTTCTTCTATTGGTGCTCATTAAGTTTGTTATATATATTTACAAATATTTTAAACCAAGGGCTATAATGTAAGTCATTAAAAGGCTGAGGCCTATATTGACACTGTGAAATTAGGAATGAGCGTTCTGGATGAGGCATAATAGCCATATGATTTCCATTATCAGAGCATAGGGCAGCAATTCCATATTTACTTCCATTTGGATTAAATGGGTAATTTTCAGTAGGCACTCCTTCATAATCAGCATAGAAAAAAGGCACATTATTTTTGAATATTTTTTCAACATATTCGCGGTTGTCTTCATTTTCTAATACTATCTTACCTTCACCATGAGCGCTATTCATACCAAAGAATGTGCCTTCTAGTTCTTTTGTGTAAGCACAATTGGACTTACCAACAATTAAACCAGGGAATCTACTTTCAAATTTTCCACTATCATTAGAAATTACCTTACATTTAGGAATCCAATTCAATTGAGACATTAACTGGCATCCATTACAAATACCTAAACTGTATTTATGTTCTTGCTTATAAAACCAATCAAGATAATTTACGACAGTTGAACAATTTGTTAATAGGTTATACCATCCTACCGCTGAACCTAAAACATCTGACCTACTGAAACCTCCACAAAAAGCAATTACATTAACAGCATTCACAATACTTGCATTACTATTTACTGCTGATACGAAATCTTCAGTAGTAAAATCAAATACATTAAATCCAGCATTAAACCAAGCTGCCTTCATTTCTTTATCACTATTAGAACCAATATCTCTTAACACTATTACCTTTTTATTATGCGTGGTAGCTAGTCTCTTTAACTCTCCTACATTAAAAGTAGTACTATAATTATAGTGTTTTCTAAGTTCAATTGATGCAAATTCATCTTCTGCTAGTTCGTTATTCATTTGTTTTTTCTCGAATTTGAAGCTATTCTTCTCCCAATCATTAGACAATTCTATATTAGTTTTAGACATTAAGAAGTCAGTATTATAAACTACCTTCACACGTGGTTCAAATGTAGTGACCCCTATTCTTTGAGCGTATATCATAGGGAATACACTATTAATAAATTCAATAAAATTCTCTGTAAATTTTGGATTGAATTCTATTATAATTCCTAGTTCTTCGTTAAATAAGAATTTTTCGTGTGGAAGTTTTGAATTAATTGAGAGAGTCATTCCATGAAAACTAGCGATACTCATTTCAATTAAACTTGTTATCAATCCTCCATCAGATACGTCATGACCAGCATAAATATTACCATTTCTCATTTCTCCTTGTATGGTATCCCAAAAATTCTTAAATACCTCAATAACTTTATTGTCAAATGAAGGTGGGCTATCATTAGAAATATTATCGTATTTTGTAAAATAAACACTTCCACCCATTCTACGGCGCGATTGTTTTCCTAGATTGATATAAATAATATCGTGATTAGGTCCTTTAAAGTAAGGTTGAACAGCTATTCTTGTATCTACTACTTTAGCATAACTCTTAATAACAAAACTATTAGGTGATATAATTTTTTGGTCGTTATATTTAATATTCATACTTAGTGAATCTTTTCCGCCATCAATACCTATTCCTAATGTTCCTAGAGTTCTACGTAATTTTTCTACAGCAGCGTAAAGTAAGAAGTTATAGTTTTTATGATTTACACTCCACATCCAATTTCCCTGGCATTTAATGGAATTGTATTCAGCACCAGAAAAAATGAGATTTGTTAGCATTTCACCTACAGACATAGTAATCATGCTATTAATATTTAGTAATCCAAGTATAGGTCTTTCGCCAAAACTGGTAGCAATACCATTATACCCAAAAAAGTTTAAGTGAGAAATACTATAGTCAGCGAGAGGCATATTCCAAGGACCTACACACTGTTGCTGTGCTACCAAACCACCTACACTTCGGTCCACCTTATGAACTAAATATCTTTTACTTGATACCGAAACATCAGAGAAAACTCTACTTAGGAGGTCTTCTAATGGCTCAACTGGAACAAAATCAAAGACGTCGTTAGTTAAACTTAAAATTTCTCCTACAATTTCGTCTTTTTTGACTTCAATTACTTGTTTAGGTAATTCTTCAATATCATTTAAATTAAAATTTAATACTAGTTCACCATCTTCTTTGTCTTTGGGGGTATTTTTACTGAAAACTCGAATATTTCCTGAATTGTTTAGGCATCCTACACAATCTAAAGGAACATTTTCTCTTTCAGCAATTAAATAACAACTTTCCAGATTTTCTGCGGAAACTAGAATACTGCACTGTTCTTGATACTCTGAATTCCAAATTTCAAAGTCATTCATAGACTTATCACCTAGTGATACTTCGCTCAAATATATATCTGCTCCACAAGGTGTGACTATTTCTTTAGTTACATTTGCCATACCTCCACTACCCTGGTCATGAATACTTAAAATAAGTCCTAATTCACTACAATTCTCTACAAAACGAATAACACGATTTTCCATTTCAGGGTTTCCACGCTGAACTGCTACTAAATCCTGGTTTTTATTTGTTTCACTCTGGTCTCGGCTACTACAGCTGCCACCACCCAAGCCTATGTTGTATGCCTTACCACCCACTCGTAATACATATACCTTCTCTTTTCGACTACCTATTTTCTCTCGTGTAAATGAAGTTTTATACATAGAATTGTCCCAGATAAGACCATTACCAGCACTATATAATACAGGTTTTACATATTCAAATCTTTCTTCTCCGCCGTTGTATTTAAAATCTCTAGTGAATCCGCCTAAAACTGGCTCACCTATTTTATTTCCATAGTCTGAGCAACCATTACTAGCTAAAATAAGTGTATCGACGGGCAATTTATATGGATATTGTGATTGGTCCAAACTGGTTGTATCACCGACGTAATATCCGCAAAATCCACTCAAAATTTCTCCTCCCTGACCAATACTTACAGTATCTCTTATTCTACCACCAGTTCCTGTAGCCGCACCAGGAAAAGGACAAATACTCGTTGGGAAATTATGTGTTTCCGCATTACTAGTAAGATGATACCATCCAGTTTTTAGTCCGGTTTTAAAATAAACTTCATTCGCCGTATAATCTTCTAATTTATCACTTAATTTCATATTTTTAAATCCTATAATACTACTTGCGTTGTCTCTAAAAGCAATTAGACTTTCGTTATCAATTGTATAGTTATTAGTGGATTTGATTTTATCTATTAAGGAGTATGGGTCTTCGAATTTATCAATAATCCATTTAGCATTAAACACGTGATGTCTGGCATGTTCACTATTACCCTGAAGTAAATCAAATAACTCAAGTGTATTTAATGAAGGGAATTTTTCCGTATAATATTTAATTAGTTCAGGTGATAATGACATATTATTTAGGTTCAAATAGTCTTCAATAGAAATAACAGGATTTACTTCGTGATTGGGGTTTCCTTCTATTTGTTTAATCTCATCTATAGAAAAATATTCACATTCAAGAAGAGGTTCATAATCAATTAATGAGCAACTACGCTTCAAAATAATTACTTCTGTTATCCAAGTATGTCCTGCTTTGTTTAGTAGGTCAAGTAATACTTCCGCCTCACTTGTCATAAATTGCCCTAGTGGTCCTATTGTATGAATTAGTGAATCTGTAGAGTCAAGAAAACTTGTGGTTGATACCTCAATATCACCTTCCATTTTGTTTTTAAAAAAATTAGTAAGTTTTTTTACTCTCTCTAAATAAATTGGGTCTTTTAATGTTAAACGATAACACGTTTCTTCGAAGCTTTCACAAGTTCTAGTAAATACAAAGCCGAAAGTCATGGTTGATATAATACCATCAAGATTATTTAAATAAATAAAAAAGCAAATTTATTTAGGATTATTTAGGAGGTTAAGTCCTTGCTAAGTTCCACAAATAATTTATTTTATGCTGAAGGTTTTTCTGTGTGAAGAACATAGTTGGAGCAACAATAATGATGGCAAATCTATCTGGACTTCCTATAATATGTTTTTCAAGGCCTAAGAAATCTCTAAAGAAGTATTCTAAAACTTCGCGGAACACATAGGAACCTAATACTGATAAAACTACCTGAACTAGAGTTTCAAGAAAAATAACTAATTTACTAGGTTTTTTCTTTAATTTATTAAAATCAGGGAAAATCTTATCTATAACTTTTGCGTATGTAATACCGATTGTGAAAAGAAAAATGGCATACAAAGAAATAAAAAATGCGTATTTAGGATAAATTATCTGTTTCATTTTATTATATATATATATAAAATTATTTATAGAACTATTATAAATCATAATTAGTTATGAAGACAGAATGTGGTGTCTTGGGCGTATGGACCCCTGAAAAAGAGAATGTTAATTGTATTTCTCCGCTGCTAATAAATTTACAACATAGAGGACAGGATAGTTGCGGAATAGGTTGGTATAATAAAGATACAAACGAGATTAATGTTAGACATGCTCTTGGTAGAGTAGAAAATCTATTAGATTTGGAAAACGAAGAAAAGTCTCAGTTATTTATAGGTCATACTCGCTACACGACAAGTAGCAAAGGAAAATCCCTTATAGAATCGGCTCATCCTATAAAAGGAATATATCAAGATAGTGAATATGCTTTTGTATTTAATGGTAATATTCCAAAAACTGAGAATGATACAGAATTTATAGTGAATTTCCTCAAGAAGTGTGAAACGAAACACCAGTTTAATGAAGCAATTAAAAAATTTATGAAATCGGTAGATAGAGCGTATAATATTATATTTATTTATCAAAATCAATTATGGGTAATAAGAGACCCATATGGAACTAGACCAGTTCACATATGTGTTGTTCCAGATGGAACAGTATTGGTTTCTAGTGAAACTTGTGTATTTGATAGCTTCTACGCGGAATGTAAATGTTTTACTACTGAAATAAAGCCAGGAAACTGCACTATTGTGCGTGAAGGATATATTAGAAATGATAAAATAATACAGTTAACAAACTCAGCATTTTGTTTATTTGAATACATTTATTTTATGAAAGACCAAAGCGCCTCTAATATTCCAGGAAAATCTGTTGGTGAAATGCGATATCTTTTTGGTGTTGAACTTGCGCGACAAGAAAAAACAGACGCAGTAGAGAATAATAACGCAATTCTTACTCCTATGAATACTGTAGTATCGGGGATTCCTAATACTGCGAATGATTATGCTCGTGGATATGCGGCGGAAATGGGATATCCTTACTTACAGGTAATCCAAAAGGTATCTAATAGCATGCGAACTTTTATAGAGCCTTCGAAAGAGGAACGCACAAAAGCTTCTAATAAAAAGTATAATTATTTGGAAAGTGAAATTAAGGATAAAAATATAATTTTAGTGGATGATTCAATTGTTAGAGGGATTACAATCGAGAATATAGCTAGAAAGATAAGGAGTTTCAGTCCTAAGAGCGTTCATATTCGTGTGGGATGTCCTCCAATTATAAATACTTGTAATTTAGGGGTAGATATGTCTAAAAAGGAAGAGTTAATTAAAAATAGTCATCTCGATATTGAGAGTATAAGAGATTCAATAGGAGTAGATTCATTAATTTATTTGAAACTTGAAAATATAAATGAAGTTGTGAATTTATCCAATTTTTGTTCGGGATGTATGAATGGTAATTTTAATGGTTGTCCTGATGCTAATTTCCCCAAATATTTAGACTGGTAATGGTTATTGATTATTAAATGATTATTAAATGATTATTAAAT